ATGCCTGCTGGTGCAACTTCGGCATTCATTCCAGTGGGAGGTCAACCTTCTTACAGTGCGGCTCAAAATGTAACTTTTGCTGCGCCTCCTGCTAAGAATGACTTTCCACCAGTGCCAACTTATGCAGAAGCCATAAAAGAGACTAAATCTGGCAAAGTAGCTCCATGGATGGGTGGGTAACATGACAGAGATTCCAAAGTTCGAGGATAGTGTTGTTTTAGCAATTGATCGGGCTTTGGAAAAGTTCACTGAGCAGCCGAGGCCGCACCTTGGCGCTTCTATAGTAGGCAACCCGTGTGAGCGGGCTGTCTGGTATAGTTTCAGATGGGCAACTATAGATCAGTTTCCTGGGCGAATTAAAAGACTTTTTGCTCGAGGCCAAAGAGAAGAAGCAGAAGTAGTAAAGTATTTAGAAATGGCTGGGACTATAGTCACTGACACAGGCAATGACCAGTCTAGAGTTGATTTTGGTTGTCACGTAAGCGGCTCAATAGATGGCGTTATACAGTCTGGCGTTCCAGATGCACCAAAGTCTAAGCACATTTTAGAGATTAAAACGCACAACACAAAGTCATTTGATACCTTGGTTAAACATGGCGTACAGATAGCTAAGCCATTGCATTATACACAGATGCAAATGTATATGCTTGGTACAAAAATAGATCGAGCACTGTATGTTGCTGTATGTAAGAATGATGACCGAATATATACGGAGCGCGTCAAGCTTCACAAAGATTTCGCAACAGAAGAAGTTAGTAGAGCCAAAAGGATAGCTGTTACCCAGTGGGCACCAGCCAAGATGTCGAACAATCCTAGCTGGTTCGAGTGCAAGTTTTGTTCTCATATAAGCATATGTCACCAAAAGCAAGCAACATCTAATAAGAGTTGCAGGACATGCCAGCACAGCAGAGCACTTGAAGATGGCACTTGGTTTTGTGATACATTTCGTGACAAAATTCCCCTAGATTTTCAATATCGGGGGTGTGATAATTACGTCATACACGAAGACATGAGAGGAGATTAAAGTATGCTATGTATGAGAATATCTACTAGAAAAGAAGCTGTCGCCGCAAAACACACGTTCTACTTCACTGGCAAAGAGTGCCCTCGAAAGCACCTTTCTGCTAGGTTCACATATGATGCTCGTTGTAGAGATTGCCATAGAGAGGACTCCAAAGCAAACTACTCTAAAAGAAGAAAGTACCCAACAGGCACCACAAATAGAGGGATACCTATAGTTAACCAGCAAACAGGGGAGAGGTTCGGTTCGATGGCCAATGCAGCTAAGTCTTTAGGCCTATCTGTAAGCATGGTATGGATGAGTGTTAATGGCAACATTGGCAAAATAAAAGGACAACACAGCTTTAGAAGGCTGAGAAAAGGTGAATAGAAAAGAGGCTGTGGCTTTGTGCTTAAAAACGTATGTGCCAGACAAGCCGTGTAAAAGAGGGCACAGCCTGAGATACACAACCAGTATGAGCTGCGCGATATGTTGTAAGCCAGAGAAGAGTGCAGAAAAGAAGTTAAGACTAGAGGCTATTGATAACGGCTTAAAAGTATACAACACTGGTAAGCCGTGTAAGAATGGGCACCTAGCAGACAGGTACGTAAAAACAAGAACTTGTAAAGAGTGTAACAAAAATGCAGCAACAAGACATCGTGAACCAAGATTTGACCCATCACTTTTTAAGCGAAGAAACAGCAAGCCTTTTAGGTCTTCCGAGATTCTTCACAACCTTGCCTTGCCAACGTGGACACATTGCTGAGAGGTATACAAAGTCAAGAGCTTGTGTTGCTTGCAAAAAGAAGTACCGTGAAAATACCGTATGGCCGCCGCACATGGTAGAAAGATATTCAAAAGACCCAGAGCCAGCACCAGCTTACATACCAAAGAAGATTCAGCGCGGCATGTTTCCACCAGAATAGTAAGGATTTCTATGCTACGAGATTACCAGAAAAATACTCTTGAGCAGTTGTATGCATGGATGCAAAACAATAAAGGCAATCCTTGCATTGAGTTACCAACTGGTTCAGGAAAGAGCATCATAGTAGCTGCTATTTGTCAAGATGCACTAAAAGTCTTTAACATGAAAAAAGTTATAATGCTTGTCCATGTTAAGGAGCTAATTGAACAGAATGCTGAAAAGATGCGTCTGTTGTGGCCTGGTGCGCCACTAGGGATATACTCTGCTGGCGTAGGAAGAAAAGAAATAGACGAGCCTATTACTTTTGCTGGTATACAAAGTGTAAACAAAAAAGCCGACATCTTTGGTAGCGTCGACCTTGTAATAATAGATGAGTGTCACCTTTGTTCACATAAAGAAGAAGGAGGCTATAGGTCATTTATAGGGTCACTTTTAAAGGTCAATCCGCTTTTAAGGGTTATAGGGCTATCTGCCACACCTTACAGGCTAGGACATGGGCTAATAACCGAGAAGCCAGCCATCTTCGATGACATCATAAAGCCAATTAGTATCAAAGAGCTGATTGAGCAAGGGTATTTATCCACACTAAGGAGCAAAGACACACTAGCCAAGATCGATGTGTCAGGGGTAGGCAAGCGCGGTGGAGAGTATATAGAAGCTGAGCTACAGGATAAGGTTGATCAGAAAGACCAGAACGCCAGAATAGTCTCTGAGGTTATTGCTAAAGCTGGCGATAGAAAGACATGGCTATTCTTTTGTGCTGGGGTAAAGCATGCTGAGCACGTAGCTGAAGAGCTAAGATTGCAAGGCATTTCTGCTGAATGTTTAACTGGCGCAACCAGTAAAGCAGAAAGAGAGGGGATTATACATAGGCTAAGGAGTGGCTCGCTAAGAGCACTAACTAATGCAAACGTGCTGACAACTGGCTTTGATTGCCCTGACATTGACCTTGTGGTTCTCATGAGGCCAACAATGTCGCCTGGCCTATATATTCAGCAAGTAGGCCGTGGTATGAGGTTAAAATCTCACACTGATCATTGCTTAGTACTAGACTTCGCTGGCGTAGTAGCTATGCATGGCCCTGTTACTATGGTTCAGCCCCCTAAAAAAGGAGGCTCAGGCAAAGGTGAAGCGCCAGTCAAGCTGTGTCCGTTGTGCTTTGAGATCTGCCACACGTCAGTTAGGGTGTGTACCTCATGTGGTACAGCATTTCCACCACCACAAAAGAAGGAGCTTTTTCTTCATGATGACTGTATTATGGGCATCGAAAATAGTCATGCACTAATTACTGGATGGTCTTGGCAAGTACACATGACGAATAAGCAGATAGAATGCCTGTTGATAAAATACAACGTGCAAGGGAGAAAGACGCCAATTGTCGAATATCTTCTAGTCCTCCACCCTGGCTGGGTAGGACAAAGCGCCAACAAGACACTGAAGCTTGTGGCTGAAAAGTTAGGTGTTAAAGAAGAACTGCAAAAGCTTAATGAAGTATCTCAAGTGGCTAGGCTTATGAATGCAACAAAAAGTCCAGCGGCAATTGAGTACAAGAAAGAAGGGAAGTATCCACTAATAATACAGAGGTTATGGAATGAGTCTAGTAATATTTGATATTGAAACCAACGGCTTGCTTGATACTGTAGATACATTCCATACGGGGGCTTTCTGTTATGAAGGGAGTGAGACATCCACTTCTTGCAATGAAGAACAGCTTATAAGTATTTTGAAAAAGGCTGGGGCTGTCACTGGCCATAATATTGTTATGTATGACATGCCAGCTTTACGTAAGCTTGGCTTGCTTAAGCCATACTACATCGATGGCTATGAACTCCATTCAGAAGACCTTAATGTCAACATTGTTGATACTCTGATATTCTCACGCCTGCTTTATCCAGAGATTGATCTTCATGGCTTAGCTGCTTGGGGTGAAAAGCTTCACATAAGTAAGCCAGTAATAGAAGATTGGAAAGGCTTGACGCTCGAAGAGTATGAGCACAGATGTAAAGAAGATGTCAAAATCAATTCTAAGCTATGGGACATTATAAAAAAGAGCGCTGTAAACGTCGAAAGGGCTTATGAGATAGAGTGTCACTTTGCGGACATTATAGCCAAACAAGTCGAGAATGGGTTCACATTTGACTCTAAGCTAGCCATGTTAGTATGTGACGCCATAGAAAAAAGGATGGATGAGCTAGACAAAGCTGTTCTTCATCTGATGCCTAATGCCTCCCTTAACAAAGGGGAACTTAAGGACGTTAAAATTCCATGGATACGTTATACCAAAGATGGGGTGCTAGTGGCGTCTGTTCAAAAGTGGCTAGACAAGCATGAGTGTGAATACAATGAATACACTGGCCTTATTGAGCACGATGATGGCAACATTACTGACCCGCGTGTTGAAGAGTATTTGACAGTGACCAAAAAACTAAGACTGAGTAATAAAGATGGAATGAAAGAGTATCTTTTCAGTCTAGGCTGGGAGCCTGAGTACTGGAATCTTAAAAAGGACGCATCAGGGAAGCTGGTCAAAGAGAACGGTGAAGTTGTAAAAATGTCGCCAAAAGTAAGACAAGGAGAAGCTATTTGCCTATCTTTAGTTGGGATGAGGAATAGCTCTGAGGGTTTAGATTTAATTGTAAAATCTTATATTGCTTATAGTGTTTACAAGCACCGTAAAAGCTGTTTAGAGGGGATGCTTGAACAGCCAAGGGTAAAGGTAGACGGGAAGCTTGGGGCTGATATGAACACGCTAGGGGCATCTACAGGCCGTGTTACTCACAAAGTTGTAGCTAACATTCCTAAATCTTTTAATGAGTTTGATGAGAAAAAGATCTCTGTTACTGGTGTGTCTGGGTTAAAGCATATAATGAGGGCCTGCTTCAAAGCCAGCGAAGGTTACGTTCTAGTTGGTATAGATGCATCAGCACTAGAAGCTAGAGTTGAGGCTCATTATGTGTGGGACTATCCTGGCGGGGAGATGTACAGCGTAGAATTACTTGGAGAAAAACCAAAAGATATCCATACACTTAACAGTAAGCGCTTAGGAATATCAAGAGATTTAGCCAAAGGTGTTAAATATGCGCTTGGTTACGGTGCGTCAGTGACAAAAATAATGTCGCTACTAAGATGCGATAGAGAACGAGCAGAAGAAGTTTATAACAACTACTGGGAGAGTGCTGCTTGTGTAAAAATGTTACTAGCAGACTTAGAGCAAGGGTGGTTAAACAGCCAAAGGAGAAGGATTATAACGATAGATGGCAGGCCATTATATGTAGACAGTCGCCATAAGCTGCTTAACTACTTATTCCAAAGCACAGGGACTATTATTATGAAAGTGGCTGCTTGTATTATGGACAGGCGTTTAAGGGCCGAAGGTTTATACGTTAATAATATGGTAAGAAAAGTGTGTGATTACCACGACGAATTCCAATTTGAAGTACTGGCTAGCATGCCTGGGCTTGCTAAGAGAGTAGGTCAGATGGGGATTGATTGTATCAAACAAGCTGGCGAGCAGCTAGAACTAAACGTGCCACTAGATGGTGAATATAAGATTGGAGCTAACTGGGGAGAAACACATTGAAGACAGAAAACAGAGAACAGATTGAGTTTATTCAGTGGTTTAAGAGGAATTGTCCTGGGGAGCTTATTATTCATATCCCCAATGGCGGTAGTAGAAATATTGTAGAGGCAACCACACTCAAAGCCATGGGTGTTGTGGCTGGTGTTCCTGATCTCTTTATTCCAGGCAGGAGGCTATGGATAGAGATGAAAAGAGCTAAAGGGGGAAGAGTAAGCGCAGAGCAAAAGACACTTATTGCGTCTATACAAGAGTTTGGCTATACAGTGAAAGTCTGTAAGGGTTGTGAAGAAGCCGTAGCCGTTATACTCAGTCAGCCAAAGATACAAAATATTACAGTAACAAGCCAACTTATCCCCTAATATAAGCATGTAGTAAAAATAAGGGGTAACAAACATGCTTTACATAGTAGAAGATTTCGACATTAGGGTTATAAAAGAGGGCTGCACGCTTACGATCACGCCGCTCACTTTTAATCAGGCCAAAAATATTGTGTCAAATACAGACACGGTAGCAGTCATAGGCAGGACTGGGCCAAACTTTTTTACAGATACGGTAGATATGTTAGGGGTTAGGAATTACAAAGATGGAAAAATTCCTGACTCTATGCATTACGATACTGATCTATTAGTGATATCAAAAGTTGACGGTGAAATGAAATTTTGGATGGTGAGGTAATATGAGCATAAGTAACTGGATCAATATTTTTAGTGACACACAGACATCACAAGATGTAGAACACTTCTTAAGAGAAGAGATTAAAGAACTAATAGTAGAACTGAATGCTGGCTATAGTCCAGAGTGCGACAAGATAAAAGAGCTAGCCGATGTTATTTGGTGTGCAACTGCTCTTATAGAGAGGCTCGGCTACGACTCTGCTAAGGTGATGGAAATGCTCAGAGCTAATAATATGAGCAAGACATTTTCTTCTAAAGAAGAGGCTGACGCGCAGTGCCCAGAGTGGTGCAAAGTTGTTAGCGCTGGTGACGTGTTTGTTATCTTAAATGATAACAACAAAATATGTAAACCACTCAACTTTAAAAAACTTAAAAAGGCAGACATCGATGCAACAAAATATCAGTAATTTACTAGTGTTTATTTTGTTTATCACACTAATGACCTTTTGCATATTCGTCGATGAACAAGTAGTAAAGATTGTTTCATTGTCGTGTGCATGGCCACTGGCTATAGCCTTGATGCTTGAATTTGTGAGGGTATGTAAAGGAGACGATGATGACCATAGGTAAGAAAGATGATAGCGGTAAATTGAAGTATCACCTCATTCCATGGCAAGTATTAGAGGGGCTAGCTTCTGTCCTCACCTTTGGCGCAAAAAAGTATGCCCCTGATAACTGGAAAATCCTAGTTGATCCAGAAGAAAGGTACGAGGACGCTATGTGGAGACATATCATGGAGTACAAGAAAGGAAATCGTCTCGATAAAGATTCAAAAATGCCTCACTTGTGGCATGCTATAACCAACCTTGCTTTTCTGATATACTTTGACGAACAGTCCGAGAGATCAGAGGGTGACAGTCATGATCAAAAAGAAGGGGACATCCTACACTCTGGCGATACTAAATGAGTTCGTTGTTTGTAGCCCGCTCGTTGGCTGGACAGCAACTGAGACAACTCTGCTTCATAAAAGTGGAGCAGAGAAAGAATATGACAGATCACTACTTGCAGCAATAAAAGAATTAGTAGATGCAATAGATAACGACAAACAAGACAAGGCACACCATCAGAAAGTTAGGAGGCTATTCGCTAGCGTAGAAACTGAAGCATTAAAACAGCAAAGGGACCTCCAAAAATGAGAAAACGTACATCTGGCGCTCGAATAATGTTTATCCCCGACACCCAAGTAAAAGCCGGTGTCAATACCAACCACATAAAAGCCCTAGGAAATTACCTAAAAGAACACAAGATGGACTATATCGTCCATATTGGCGATCATTGGGATATGCCTTCTTTATCTACGCATGATATGCCTGGCTCTATGGAATATGAGGGTAAGCGTTACGCTAATGATATAAACTCAGGTATAGATGCATTACAGTTGATACCTATTCAAAAAGGAGTTAAAAGAATATTTTGCATGGGAAACCATGAGAATAGAATTAACAGAGCTCTTAGCCATGATCCAAGGCTTATTGGCTGCTTCAGCACAGACGATCTTCAACTCAAACAGATGGGCTGGGATGAGAGAGAGTTTCTGACAATAGTAAATATCGAAGGCGTCAGATTTAGCCACTATTTTGTGAACCCTCATAGCCGCATGAAAGCTTCTATAAGTGGTAGCATGGATACCATGTTAAAGAATCTAGGGTTCAGTTTTGTTATGGGGCATGCACAAGAGCTTAAATTTGCACGTCACAACTTACCAGATGGCACAGTAAGACAAGGTTTGATTTGTGGCAGCTTCTATAGCCACGATGAAAAGTATATGGGAGTGCAAGGCAACAAGTGCCACTGGAGAGGAGTTATCCAAATGAACGAAGTTAAAGACGGGGCATATGATCCTTGCTTCTTGTCTTTAGATTCCTTGGTTAAAACTTACTTATAGGTGATGTATGACAACAGTTGCATTTGATGGCGAGTCTATGTCGTGCGATACGATGATGACTGATGGAGGCGTAAAGCTTTATATTGAAACCAAAATGATCAAAAACAGTGAGTTTATATTAGGTTGGGCTGGTAGTGTTGGAGTAGCTCGAAGAGTACTAGCGGGTGTTGCAGCGCTAGACCTAAGTGAGCTTTTGGTGTCTGGTGTAAAAGGGCAAGAAGATTTAGAGTCTAGGCTAGATATCCTACTTGTGTGCCGCGAGACCAAACAAATATTTGTTTTAGTTGGTAATAATTTTATTAGTATCAGAGCAGCACATCATGCTATAGGGTCTGGAGCAGATGTAGCCATTGGCGCAATGATGCATGGTGCAACATCAAAGCAAGCAGTGAAGACGTCTTCTAAGGTTGACTTGAATACTGGTGGAAGGGTACTAACTATAAAAGTATAGTGGATCCCGCAGTCGGAATTGAACCAACGGCCTGCTGATTACAAATCAGCTGCTCTACCTGCTGAGCTATACGGGAAAAGAAACCCGACAATTAAGTCGGGTTATAGACTACTTAGCTAAGCTTAAGAATTTAAGAACTTTCATAACTTTAGCTAAAAATGCATCATCTTTAGGATCTGGTGTAAGTTTTACAATTACAGAAGCAATTGCGATAACGTGGCCAACAACAACCATAACATCTACTACGCTTTCCATACACACCTCTTTTGTTTGTTCGTCAAGTGTATTATAGCGGATATTTTGACCAAGGCAACTGGAAGTGAGGGCCATCTTTAAGCTTCCATTTGCCGCCCCACTCAACTTCAATATCTAAAGCGTCACCTGCTTCTTCTATGGCTGCTGCTATCTTATAAAAAGGGGGCCAATCAAACCTAACCTTGCCGCCAATATAAGGAGCAAGATCCACAGCGTGACCAGTTATATGCCTGCTGTTCATTGTTGTACTAGCGCCAGCTTTAACCAGCTCTTTCTGTCTAAGAATAGTACGTAGCCCTTCTATAACACAAAAATCTACTTCAGAAATACGGAGCGCCAGTTCAACAACAGCAACAAGGTCTTTGTGGACACCGTTTAGGTTTTTCAACGATCGTGCTGAGAGCTTGTACATTATCGTTTTCCTTGCTGTATTATTAGGGTTTTTATTTCACTGAGGCCAATGTGCATGTCACGGCTGAGAGCGCCAAGCCTGTCATCTAAGATGTTGATCCTGGTCTTAAGTCCTGTCTGCTCTTCGCTTCTCCGTTCATCACGTTCATTCAGTATTGCGATTGATTGTTTATGTTCGTCTGCCATGTCTTCCAAGACTCCTATGCTTAGAGCTAGATCCTTCATCTCTATTTTGTGGTTCTGAATTGCTGAGTCGATCTTTCTTCTCTCTCCATGATAGATGCGCTGGATAAGCTTGAAAGAGAACCCAAGAAGAATTATCACTGTGCCTACAGTAAAAACACTACCCCCTGCTGTGATGCCAGCGATCCATGAGTTCATTACAAATTCCCCTCGCTCACCCAGGTACCAGGTGTACCAGCTACGGTACAAACCCAAGATTTTGGCTGTCCGACTGTCGGTGCTGAGTTTAGAACCCTATCGCCTAGTTCCCAACGTAAAGTGCTTGGTGCTGCACTACCATAGACAATGTTGTTCTCAGTTTTAACTTCTACTAAGCCAGAATAAACTCAAACA